TGCAACGGGGTGCTGTGCTGCTCCTTGACGAGATCGACCTTGCCTCAAACAAAATCCTCTGTCTTCAATCTATTCTTGAAGGGAAAGGAGTTTTCCTCAAGAAGATTGGCAAGTGGGTTGCCCCCACAGAGGGTTTCAATGTATTCGCAACTGCCAATACCAAAGGCAAAGGATCTGACGATGGACGATTCATTGGAACTAACGTGCTCAACGAAGCATTCCTTGAGCGGTTCCCTGTAACCTTTGAGCAGGAGTATCCTTCTGTTGCTGTTGAGCAGAAGATCTTGAACAAGATCTGTAGTGATACTGATTTCTGCAAGCGTCTTGCTGACTGGGCAGACATCATCCGCAAGACCTTCTATGATGGTGGTATTGAGGATATCATCAGCACTCGTCGTCTGGTTCATATTGTGAAGGCATACAGCATCTTTGCAGATAAGGCAAAGGCGATTCAGGTTTGCATCAACCGTTTCGATGATGAAACCAAGCAAGCATTCCTGGAACTGTATGATAAGGTGGATGCTGATTTTGAGATGCCCATTGACGAGGAGGTTGCATCCTGATATAATATGGGAAACTCTTGGTCCTTTCTATTTGATGAAATGAACATGTCTAATCAAGACTATTGGTATGAAGATGGTTTCAGTCTGACAGGTAACCCCGGTGCTGCTAGTTCTGACACCATCAGTTTTAGTTCCACTACCACATTTGGTGCTGCAGAAGCGACAGACACTCTGTCTCTCTATGGTTACAGTGGTAATGATACGCTTTCTTTTGACCTTGATATGAGCAACAAAGATCAAAATCGATACAAGTATAATGAAGATGTTATTCTCGAAGAACTGAAAGATTATATTTCTGGCACATACAATCAGCATTATTCTGCTGGTGATGATGCTATTCAAACACTTGATCTGATTGAAGCATGTGGTGATGGTGAATCCTTCTGCCGCAGCAATATCCTCAAGTATGCCTCTCGTTATGATAAGAAAGGCACTGCACGTCGTGACATTCTGAAGATTCTGCACTATGCTGTGCTTCTGATGCATTTCAACGACAAGAATGCAAAACGTGAAACCTACCCTCAGTGATGAAAATCCGCAACCCTATGAAACTTTCTGATAAAACTATTTCTGTCCTGAAGAACTTCTCTTCTATCAATCAGTCCATCCTGTTCAAAGAGGGTAGCAAACTTCGCACTATCAGTGTGATGAAGAACATTCTTGCTGAAGCAACTGTCAACGAAGAGTTCATGAAGGACTTTGGGATCTATGATCTCAATCAGTTCCTCAACGGTTTGAGTCTTCACTCTAGCCCTGAACTTGACTTTGCCAATGATGGTTACGTTGTCATTCGTGAAGGTCGGTCTCGCTCCAAGTATTTCTTTGCAGACCCGAACGTGATCGTCACTCCTCCTGAGAAACCTATTAATCTTCCTACTGAAGATGTTGAGTTTGAACTCAGCACTGAGCAACTTGATAAACTGCTGAAAGCATCTGCTGTTTATCAACTGCCTGATCTCTCTGCTGTTGGTGAGGCAGGTGTGGTCAAACTGGTTGTTCGTGATAAGAAGAATGACACTTCTAACGACTTCTCTGTTGTAGTTGGTGAGACTGACAAAGAGTTCTCGTTCAACTTCAAAGTTGAGAACATCAAGATCCTTCCTGGAACTTATGAGGTTGTTGTGTCACAAAAACTTCTGTCCCGTTTCACCAGCAAGAACCATGATCTGACCTATTATATTGCTCTGGAACCTGATTCTACCTTCGGATGAGACACATTCTCTTTACTCTAAGGGGTTGTCCTTTTGGGTTATTGGATGATGAAGCACACATTCGCAATGTCCTTGCAAATGCTGCTACACTATCAGAGAGCACTCTGCTAGGCATTCAGTCCCATAAGTTTCAACCCCAAGGTGTAACTGCTGTTGCTCTCCTTGCCGAGAGTCACATTAGTATTCATACTTGGCCAGAGAAAGGCATGGCAGTCTGTGATGTGTTTACATGTGGAGACCATACTAATCCAAAGTCTGGTTTTAGATACATGTATGATGCAATGGGTGCAACTAGTTCTTCAAGTGAATCCTTTAAACGACCTTTGGAATGAACATCTTTGCCACGGATCAATGCCCACATAACTCGGCAATGGTCCTACCTGACAAGCATATTGTCAAGATGCCTTTGGAGTCTTGTCAAATGCTTTCTATCATTTACTCTAAATGGTATTACAACTGGGGAACACTGCCCAAGGCTGATGGCACCCCTTATTCGACTAAGAAGGGCGCGTTTCGCAACCATCCTTCAACCAAGTGGGCAGCAAGTACGCTGTATAATACCGCTTGGTTGATTCAGCATGGTTGCGCTTTAGCGTTTGAGTATCACCAAAGATATGGTAAGATACACACATGTGCTAAGACTTTGTTTGAAGCGAAGAAAATATTTCAACGCAAAACAGACTTGGCAATCGTTTGTCACACACAAGCAGAGAACTTTTCTCGTGCTATGCCTGACGAATTTAAATATGATGACAGCATTGATACATTCACTGCCTACAAAATGTACATTGCGTCTAAACCTTGGGTAAAGGACAACTACCTCCGCAAACCTGAGCGTAAACCTGATTGGATTTGATTATGAACAATGAGTTTCTTTGGGTAGAGAAATACCGCCCTAAGACTATTGAAGAGTGTATACTTCCTGACAATACTAAGAAGACATTTCAAAACTTCCTAGATAAAGGGGAGATACCTAACATGCTGCTCGCTGGTCCCGCAGGATGTGGTAAAACAACTGTAGCTAAAGCACTTTGTAACGAACTGGGGGTAGATTATTATGTCATCAATGGATCGGATGAGGGACGCTTCCTTGATACGGTCAGAAATACTGCAAAAAACTTCGCTTCGACCGTATCACTTTCGTCAACTGCTCGACACAAAGTCATCATCATCGACGAAGCTGATAACACAACAAACGACGTACAACTCCTCCTTAGGGCGTTTATTGAGGAGTTTCATGGCAACTGCAGATTCATCTTTACCTGCAACTTCAAAAACAAAATCCTCGAACCACTTCATTCCCGTTGCACAGTGGTTGAATTCGGAATTGGGGGAAAGCAAAAACCCGCCATCGCCGCCGCCTTCTTCAAACGAATCCAACAAATCTTGGATACAGAAGGTGTTGAATATGATAACAAGGTCCTGGTAGAACTGATCAACAAACACTTCCCAGATTGGCGTCGTGTTTTAAACGAATGTCAACGTTACTCTGCTGGAGGTAAGATTGATGCAGGTATCCTCGCTACGTTCTCTGATGTCAAGGTCAATGACCTCGTTAAGAGACTTAAAGAGAAGGATTATCCCGAAGTACGTAAATGGATCGTCAATAACCTGGACAACGATACTAATCTACTTCTGCGTCGCATTTACGATGCTTGTACTGATTCCTTGGCTCCGAGTAGTATTCCTGCTGCTGTTCTTGTTCTTGCTAAGTATCAATATCAAATGGCGTTCGTTGCGGATCAGGAAATAAATATGCTTGCATGTTTAACAGAAATCATGGTGGAGTGTGAATTCAAATGACAAAACTAAAAGCACAAGTTAAGTCCAGATTCTATTATGTGTTCTGGGGAACTGCTACTGTGGCAGTAGTCTTAGGTCAACTGTATGTTGGCACTGGATATCGTCTTCTTCATAGTGGTATGCAAGAACTACTCAATAAAGTTGATGGAGTGCTTCTTCACTCAACACGCGATGACCAACCAAAGTTTTATTGATGAAAGCACTGAAAACTCCTCTTCGTTATCCTGGTGGTAAGTCTCGTGCTTGCACCAAAATGGATGTATATATTCCAGACCTCCGTGATTATAAGGAGTATCGCGAACCATTCCTTGGTGGTGGTAGCGTAGCGATTCATATTACAAAGAAGTATCCGCATCTTGATATCTGGGTCAATGATCTGTACGAACCTCTCTATAACTTCTGGAGAGTGCTGCAAGATGATGGATATGAACTGTACAAGCGATTGCAAGAACTGAAGTCTAGGTATCCAGATCCTGGTTCTGCTAAGGGTTTATTTTTAGAAGCAAAGGAACTTGTAAATGACTATTCCATTTCCCCTTTACATCGCGCTTGTAGTTTCTACGTTATTAACAAGTGCTCTTTTTCTGGTCTCACTGAGTCCTCATCCTTTTCCAAGCAGGCTTCAGACAATAACTTCTCAATGCGAGGCATTGAAAAACTACAAGGATACACTCAAATAATCAAAGACTGGAAG